CTTCGTATTCTTTCATTTGATCCATAATTAAATAATTCATAAAATCTTTAACACGCGTTGCTTGTTGTTCTGTCTGTGGATTTTTAAGTCCAACAACTTGTGTTCTTACTGGTCCATCACTTGGTAATAATTCTTTGTATGCTTGAGCTTGAAACTGTGTAACAGCTTCTGCCATTACAGGGTGGGTTGCACCTGAAGCTCCTTGAAATGGTTCTGTTCTGTTTTCGTATTTAAATCCTAAAAGATCTAAACCTTGTATGTAAGATTGCTCCCACTCTTTTCTTGAACCTTTGTAGTCCATGTAGTTTTGAGTCATTTCGTTTCCGATCGGCTCTAATACATCATCTGGTAAAAGGTCTGCTAAGTTGTCGAAGTGTGATTCAGTTCCAGGCACATTAATTGATCCTGGTTCAAAGTCTAATGTTACACCACCATCTTCTTCTGGTATAACTTCTATCGGTCCTTTTTCGGGTTCTTGTTCCTGAACATCTACTTGTTCTGCTATCTCTTCATCTGAAGGGATATCAATTTTAGTTCTAGTGTTCGGGAGTCCTTTATCTATATCTGCCATTTAATACTCCTATATTTTCATACCACGTTTCATTAATGATAGCAACCCTTGTGAGTTAGGGCCTCTTTCTGGTGGTGGGCCTGATTTTATACCACCTGAGTTAAAAAGAACACGTCCTCCACCATAAAAATTTAAATCTAATCTTAAAGGGTTTTTTAATTTATCTGCTGTTATTAAACCTGTTTGTCTTTTTATTAGATCTAAATCTATTTTTCTTTTTCCTAAATTTATAATTTTATTTGCTTGCTCTTTTGTTATATTAGCAAAATCTAATTCACCTAACTCATCTCCATAAGCTAAACCTTTTTTAGGATTAAACCCAACATCTTTTAATTTAACAACGTTACCAGCATCGTCTAACTTTAATGTTTGAAAATTAACTAAACCCTGTCCTTCAGTTCCTTTTAATTGGTTTTTTAAACCTGTGTAGGTAGAATTAAGTTGATCAATTATAGACTGTTTGTCAGCTTTACTTCGAATTGGATTGTTTAATTTAACCATAGCATCTCTCAAAGCTTTGTTACGTAATCTTTCTATTCTTTCAACTGCCGGTGATATATTTACTTTACTTGGTATTAAACCCATTCTACTCAGAGTTTGTGTTGTAAATTTTGCATCTCCGTGTTGAAGAACAATATCTTTAGACATTGTTCCTGGAAATTTTTGTGTTTTGTATTTTTGCAAAGCTTTGTATATTCCATAAGGATCTTGTTTTCTATACATAGCCTCCTTACTTCTTTTTATCATTCTTTGCTCTACTGGACCTTTAAATACTTTGGCTTTGTCTTTGTAAGCTGCACTTTTTGTTATATTATTAATTTTTGATTTGATTAGATTTAAATTTTCTTTTGTTGCAGGTAAAAAAATATCTTTAAAATCATTTTTAATTGGTCCTGTAAATTTGACTCTTAGACTTTTACTACCTGCTTTTGTTGTTTCGATCGTAGGAGATATATGAGTAGTTTTTAAATTTTTAACATCTTCTGCAAGGTCGTCTGTTACTGTTGTGATACCCGTGGGTTTTTTACCTCCTAATTTTGCAGATTCTTTTTTGCTCATGGGTTTTAAATAATCTACACCTTCTTTAAAATAAGATTTTATTGTTTTAGCAGCTTTACCTGTAGCTTTTACAATTTCATTTTGAGTTGGAAGTCTGTCTAATTTTTTTGCAAGATTTGCCACTTGAGTTCTCATTAAGTTAATAGCAGCCCCTCCTAAAGAAAAATCTATTCTTTCTTGAGCAACAGTTGCATCAGGCATAAACTCTCTGTTTAAATTTCTACCAGTTCGTAAATATTGATTTAATTCTTTTGTTTCTTTAGGACCGAACTTCATTACTCTCCTAACATGTAACCGATACCGCCACCTGCTTTTTTAACTCTGTCTTCAATAATTTCTATAATGTCATCATCAATACCACCAGTCTCATCCATTCTTCCAGGTTTGTAATAAATCTCTTTACCATCTTTTTTAATTATGTAACTGCCATCTGCAATATCTTCTTCAACTTCTACTTTTCCTAATTTCTTTTTAGTGACCATCTCTTTTACTCTTTTACCTTTCAAAGATATAAATTTACCTGCTGACATAACTGTCTCTACAAGTTTAGCTAAAGCTGGTCCTGTAATCTCTGCAGTTTTTGCAACAACGGGTGCTGCAACTTTAGCTCCTTTACCAATCATGCCTAGTCCAGGAATTAGTGACGCGATACCTGCAGCCATTTTCATAAATTTTCTTCTACCAGGTTTCTCTGGTCCGTCCTTGTAACCGATACGTCCACCTTC